GCATGCTGAAATTTTCGTAACTGAAACATCTGACAGAGCTTTTGAAGAAGAAGTAATGTTAAGCGGTTTCGCTTCTGCACCAACTAAACAAGAGGGTGCTGGAGTAGTGTTTGATACAGCAGGTGAAACTTTCACAGCTAGATACAACCACGAAACAATTGCTTTAGCATTTTCAATCACTGAAGAAGCAATCGAAGATAACCTATATGACAGATTAGCTGCAAGATACACAAGAGCTCTTGCAAGATCTATGTCAAATACGAAGCAAGTTAAAGCTGCTAACGTACTTAACCAAGCACAGTTTACTGCTGTGACTGGTGGAGACGGGGTACCGTTAATTTCTAACGCTCACCCATTAGCAACAGGTGGTACATTCTCAAATGTATTAGCAGTTGCTGCAGACCTTAACGAAACTTCACTTGAGCAGTCGTTAATCGACATCGCTGGATTCGTAGACGAAAGAGGTCTAAGAATCGCTTCTCAAGGTAGAAAGATGATAATTCCAAAAGAATTACAATTCACTGCTGAGAGATTAATGAAAACTCCACAAAGAGTTGGAACAGCTGATAACGACATCAACGCAATCGCTTCAATGGGAATGGTTCCAGAAGGGTACTCAGTTAACAATTTCTTAACTGATACTGATTCTTCCTTCCTAATGACTGATGTTCCTAACGGGTTAAAACACTTTGTTAGATCACCAATCAAAACTGCGATTGAAGGTGACTTCGATACTGGTAACGTAAGATTTAAAGCTAGAGAAAGATATTCTTTTGGATTCTCAGATCCTAGAGCAATATTTGGTAATGGAAATCTACCAACTAGTTAATAAATAATACAATTAGTATTACTTAAAAGGGGCGGTGTTCACATCGCCCCTTTTTTTATGTATAATAAAAATACCTAACAATAAAAAATTATTTGTAGACTGGTTAGGCAGACGAGTATAGAGACTACAAATACAACGCTATACAAAAGGAGAATATTATGGCAAACACAACTTTTACAGGCCCAGTCCGATCGGAAAATGGTTTTTTAGGAGTAACTAAAAACTCATCTACTGGTGCCTTTACAACTAACTTTTCTGTAGATTCTACAGGATTTGTTTCAGCAACTGCTAACACAAATGCTACAGCAGGAGCAGGTATATCTGCAACTGGAGTTTATGCAACTTCATTAGAAAAAGTTGGATCAATTATTAAAACAACTATTATGATTGATTTGACAGGTATAACTTCATCAGGATCTGCAAACGACATTATCGGAGTCGATAACTCAAGTCCAGCTTATTTTGCTGCACTTACAGCGGCAAACAACGGAACTTTGTTTTCTGCAAGGTTATTAACTTTAGAAACTCCAGCAACAGGAGATACTGATATTGATATTTATCAAGCAGATGAAGCAACAGGTGTTTACTCAACTGCAATCAGTACTTTAACTGCATCATCTTTATTAAATTCTGGTGGTGTAGCTGCAGGGGACATCGATATAATTACTTTACCAACAGTTGGTAAATATTTATATTTTGTTCAAGCAGGAAGTACTGTAGGAACATATACTGCAGGTAAATTTTTACTTGAAGTTTACGGTTATTCTGCGTAGTAATAAATAATTAGTGGCTCCTTCGGGAGCCACAACTAAAGGAGAACTAAATGAGTTTTAAAGCAGACATACAAGCAACTAGATCTTCTGACGCTGCTGTCGCTACTACCTTAAATGAAGGTGGAGAACTAAGTGCAACGGATACTACAATCACACTGACTTCTGCTGTTGGATTTCCAACAGGCGGTGGAACTATTTTGATTGAAAGTGAAGTTATCACTTATACAGCAGTGTCCTCAAACGATCTAACAGGTTGCGTTAGAGGAGCAAATGGAACTACAGCAACTACGCATGCTGATGCAACGGCAGTAAGTTTACTTGGAGAAATTATTTCTCCACCTGTAAGACTTAAAGGTATTTCAATTGCCTCTGATGGAACAGGTGCGGGTCTCGTGAACCTTTGTTCTAGTGACGGGGTTACAAGATTTATAGGTGATGTACCAAGTGGTGATGTTTATACATTAAATATTCCTGAAGATGGAATTATGTTTCCAAAAGGAATTTATTTAAAAACATCGGTTAAAATTACTGCGTATACTTTATTTACAGACAAATACAGTGCAGGGACTTTAACTTCGGACAATGGATAATTATACTGCTCAGCTTTTGAAGATGTCAAAAGGTGGTATGCCACCACGAAATAAAAAAAATTTTCGTTCTACAAAAGCTGGTGCAGGAATGACTCAAGCAGGAGTCATGGCGTATAGAAGAAAAAATCCTGGATCTAAATTAAAAACAGCAGTTACTGAGGATAATCCTGGTAAGAAAAGAGCAGCAAGAAGAAAATCTTATTGTGCAAGAAGTGCAGGACAAATGAAAATGTTTCCAAAAGCTGCTAAG